GATTTGAACCTGTGACTTCCACCGTGTGAAGGAGCTATATGCCCCGTCACCGCACGGAAACCTCTGTAAATAGTTGCCACTGCCTCCCCCTGAATTCACTTGATACGACACCGAAAGGTGAATCGAAGGTGAGTCACTTCGGCGTCACTTGGTTAACTATCTCGGTCAATGCGACCGGGACGGTCGCTTCCATTATTCTTGATGGAGGGCTGCCGCCCTTCGCGTTCCCCTCTCCCCCCTCCAAGAGGAAACATCCCAATCGTCCGATGGAGCGGTCATACCCTTATGGGTCCTTCCTAGCCCCCCTCACACACGGGTCGCTTCTTGCGCGGTGTTTGTGCGTGTTTGGTTTTTTGCTTGGGTGGGAAAATGGGAATTGTGGTGTGATTCTGGTTGGCTGCGAAGACTTTTGGGGTGTTGCTCGTGGCTGATAGTAAGAAGAAAGACGGAACTGAGTTGAGTATCCGCGAGCGGATCCAAGAGAGGCGGGCCGAGGAGGATGCGGTTGTCGATGGCGGCAATGGCATCCAGGATGCCAGCGTGGAAATCACCTCGGAATTTATCCAGCAGTGCGCCCGGTCCAGGCAGCTCGGGGACGGGCTACTGTTTGCGGCCCTTCACCGCGGGCGATTCGTCTTCAACAAGCAGACCAGGGAATGGCTTTACTTCAACGGGGCGCACTGGGAGTTGGACGAGCTGAACACGGTCAAGGCCGCGGTCGAGGACGTGATCGACGTCTACGACAGAGAGCGGGAGCGCCTTTGGCATGCCTGGTTCAACGAGAGCAAGGATGGCGACAAGGACGAGGCCCGGCGACTCAAGAAGCTGGTGGACCTAGTGACCAAGAAGGTCAACTCCCTGCGCGATGACAACGGCCGTAACAAGTGCCTGGAGTTCGCCCACACCATGCGCGAGCAGCCCCTGCACATTCTCGGCGACGAGCTTGACGCGGATCCGTGGCTGCTCGGGTGCGCCAACGGAGTGTTGGACCTTCGCACTGGATTGCTTCGAGAGGGGAGGGCGGAGGATTACATCCTCAAAGCGAGCCCCACCATGTGGGAGGGTATAGACGCTCCGCGTGAGGCCTGGGAAAAGTCTGTTCTGGAAATCATGAACGGTAACGAGGAGATGGCGGCGTATCTCCGGCGATTGTTCGGGTACGCCTGTTTCGGTGTTGCTCCTGAACATGTCTTCGCCGTCCTCCATGGCCAGGGCCGCAACGGCAAGTCATACATAGTCGAGACGATCCAGGACGTGCTGGGCGAGGTGGCCGGGCCGATCCCGGCCGAGATGCTGCTGGACCAGGGCGTGTCCCGAAATTCCGCCGGGCCGACGCCTGACATTATGGCCCTGCGTGGCCGCCGGTTGGCCTTTGCCTCGGAAACGGATGAGGGACGCAAGTTCAGCGCCAGCCGGGTGAAGTGGTTCTCAGGCGGCGACTCCCTGACCGGCCGCTACGGCTACGGCAACATGCGCATGATCGCGTTCAAGCCTTCCCACCAGTTGTTCCTGCTGACCAACCACAAGCCGCATGCCTCGGCGGACGACTTCGCTTTCTGGGAGCGCATGCACCTGATCCCGTTCGAGCTCAGTTTCGTCAAGCGCCCGCCTCGGGCCGAAAACGAACGACCTGTTGATCTAGAGCTCGGCGAGAAGGTCAAGGCCGAACGGTCCGGCATCCTTGCCTGGTTGGTCCAGGGGTGTCTGGAGTGGCAGGAGCAGGGGCTCAACCCTCCGGCAAAGGTCTTGGAGGCCACGGCTGAATACCGTCGTGACGAAGATCTGCTGGCGGACTTCATCGACAGGTGCTGCTTTGTGCCAGACCCTCCGGACTCTGACGTATGGGTTGGGGCCAGCGAGATCTACGATGTTTTCTGCTGGTGGTTCTCGAGGGCGGTCTCCAGGAAAAAGAGCATCCCCCAAAAGACGTTCGGTAGACTCATGAAGTCCAGGTTCGAGAGCATCAAGTCAGGGACATACCGATACATCGGTGTCGGTATTCTGGCCGATGTCCTGGAAGAGATCGAGGCTGAGAAATGGAAAGGGTGATGGACCGATGGACGATACGGACGGACGGTGTATCGCCTTGGTCCATGAATACAATGATTTGAAATCATTGAATGGATAGGTGCGTCCGGGACCATGGGACCGGAACAGGACATTTTTCAGATCAAGAAAAAACAGTGTTTACAGAATCTATTTATACCTCTTTTTTGGTCCAATAGTCCGGAAAGGAAGAAAAGATGAAGAAGATAAAAGAATTAAGAGTGTGGACTGTCTCAATGGACCGTTGGTCCACACCGTCCGATCGTCCGTGGAGGGTTTCATGAACGTCCTGGACTTGCTTCGTGAGATGGGGGTCGAGCCGAAATACGTGAGCGGCACGAATGGAGGCGAGTGGCATTCTCCCAGCCCGTGTTGTGGTGGTGGCAGTAACCAGTTCTGTGTCTGGCCTGAGCAGAACGGCGGCAGCGGGTCTTGGTGGTGCCGGATCTGCGACAAGGGCGGCGACAATATCGAATTCCTGCGCGAGGTCAGGGGAATGGAATTTCGGGAGGCATGCGACAAGGTCGGCCGCGATCCAGGTCAGGCTCCGGCGCGTCCTGTGGTGCGTAATCGGCGGCGCGAGACATTTCAGCCCAAGGAACACGCCGCACCTGCCGACGTATGGCGGTCCAAGTCGGGCGAGCTGGTGAACTGGGCCCATGCCAATCTTTTGAAAAACGGTGAACAGCTCGAATACCTTGCTGCGCGAGGCATCCCGCTTGAGGCCGTGAAGCGGTTCCGGATCGGATGGAATCCGGGGGAGCGGGGAAAGGACCTGTGGCGGTCCCGGAAGGCGTGGGGGTTGCCCGAGGAGATCAACCCCAGAACAGGCAAGCCCAAGCGGGTGTGGATGCCGATCGGCGTGGTGATTCCCTTTATCTGGAAGGGCGTCTTGCAGCGGGTTCGCTTCCGTCGGACGCCAGAAGCCATGCAGCAATTCGGCGGCTCCAAGTACATCCTTATGCCCGGCTCTGCCATGGGGCCCATGCTGACGCGTGAATCGGCGCAGGCCTGGATGATCGTGGAGGCCGAGCTCGACGGCGTGGCCATGGATCACGCAGCGAGCGACCTCAATGTGGGCGTGGTGGCCCTGGGGACACTGAGCGGCAAGCCTGACGCCCGGGCCTGGGCGCGGCTTCGGGATTCCCTGTGGATCGGCAACGCACTCGATTTCGAGCTGTACCCCCCCCAGACCGAGGAAGACGAACGAAATATCAGGATGCAGACGAAGGCCAAGAAGTGGTGGGAGCAGAATTTCAGCCAGGCCGAACGGTGGCCGGTTCCCGAGGGCAAGGACCCTGGCGACTACGTCAAGGACCACGGGGGCGACCTGCGGGAGTGGATCAAGGAAGGGCTTCCGCCTCGCCTGCTTATTGGACGGTCGGTTCCTGCTGCTGCTCGGGGGAGGGGGATGGTGGCGTCTCCTCAACCGAAGCAGGAGGACCCCATACAATTGCCGGATTCGGTGTCGGCATTGCGTACGTTGCTCATGACCAACCGGATCGAGTTGTACGTGTCTTTGCCTTCTGGCCGTGTCTGTGGGGGGAAAATGGATACGAACGTCTCGGCAAGGGTGGGCGACCTCTGCAGCCGCAAAGTCGTGCAGGAGTGGCTGGCTGCTATTGGCGAAGAGCTTGTCACGTACAGGAATTTCATGAAGCCGTTGGAGGCAACCAGATGAAATTGCATGCAGAAATTGAATTCAGCGACAGCGACATCGAGGCCGCCCGCAGTTCACAGTTTCTAAAGACTCCTGCCACAACAGGAATATTTAGGGGCGCGTGTTTTTCTTTGCGCACCAAGATCGGCGGCAGGATGCAACTGGTGATGGTCCGGTGCAAGGGGCAGCCATACGAGCGCGAAATCAAGGGCGGGAAAAAGGCGCTGTATGTCGATGTGTTCGGCTATGGCGTGGACAAGGCGGTGAACATAACGCGGCTGCGTGAGCAGGTGAAGGAGGATGCTCAAAATGGTTAAGGACCGCAGAACGTTCAAAACGCAAAAGGATGCGATCGACTTCCTGCTGGACGAGGGGTTCGACTCGAACAAATCGAATTTCAGCCGGCACACCCGTGAGGGGAAGGTCGGCAAATCAGCCGAGGGAGTGTTCGAGGCCGAGGCACTGCTGGCCTATGCGAGGCTCCACGTCAAGATGGTTGATTCGGGCAAGACCATGTCGCGCGAGGATATGGACCGTTCCAAGGCCAAGGCTCAGGCCGAACTGGAGCTGGTCCAGGAGAAGGCCCGCCGCGAGCGGATCAAGCGGCAGCGGGAGGAGGCGAAGCTCATTGAGCGGTCCCGGGTCGAGATCGAAATAGGCGCCAGGGCAGGGATCATGTCGTCGGAATACAAATCGGAGATCCAGAAGCGTGGGCCGGAGTTCGTCGAGCTGGCGGGCGGCGATCCCAGGAAGACGGGAGATCTGATCCGGTCGCTGACCAACCTGTTCGACGACATCGCTACACGGTATGCCAGCATGAAGAATATTGAAGTGGTGCTTGGCGATGAGAGCTAACTGCAAGATTCTCATCGACCCCAAGTGGATTCCTGGGGGCCAGGTCGGCGATACGCTGACCATCAAACCTTGCAAGGCAGAAAGGCAGCAGCTCCGCAAGCGCAGGCGGATTCCCCCGAGCGAGTGGGCGGAAAGGCACCGTGTCCTCAACGAAGAGTCCGCCTTGCCAGGCCCGTGGAAGAACGACACCGCCCCCTACGTGACAGGCATCCTCGACGCGGCCTATGCCCCGGGCGTCCAGGAGGTGGACTGGTGCGCCGCGCCGCAGGTGGGCAAGACCGAAGCGGTCAACACTCTGCTCGGCTACGCCATTGACCGGGATCCCGGCCCGGCCATGCTCGTCTACCCCGACCGGGAAACGGCCAAACACAACATCACCAAGCGGATCCGCAAGGGGCTGCTCGAACCGAGCGCTCGGCTGTCATCGTTCATGACCGGCAGCGAGGACGATTTTTCGTCGTCGCGCATCAATCTGCAGCACATGGCCATCTATACGGCCTGGGCCTTGTCGCCTTCCTCCCTTGCCAACAAGCCGGTTAAGATCCTCATTTTCGATGAGGTGGACAAGTACCCCATCGTCTCATCCAAGAAAGAAACCGACCCGATCTCTTTGGGAGAAAAGCGAAACCGTACCTACAAGTGGTCGTACAAGCGGTTCAAGATTTCTTCACCGACCATCCCCACGGGGCAGATATGGCAGGCGCTCCAGGGGGCGCAGGTCATCTTCCATTACCTGGTCAAGTGCCCGCACTGCGGCGCGTACCAGCGGATGCACTTCAAGCAGTTCAAGATGCCGGGGGACGTGCGCGATCCGGAGAAGATCGAGGCCGAGCTGCTCGGCTGGTATGAGTGCGAGAACATGGGATGCAAGTGGGATGACCATGACCGCGATCGTGCCGTGGCGATGGGTGAGTATCGTGACCTGGTCACAGGCAAGGAGATGTTCGCCTACCTGCGCGAGTATCGGCCGCGGCGCATCGGGTTCCAGACCCCGGCGTGGCTGTCCCGTTTTGTGTCCTTGTCCGAGGTCCTGGCGGCATTCCTGCGGGGCACCAAAAAATACGGCGGCGCGGACTGGAAGCAGAAGGCCAAGGACTTCAAGAACGGCTACGAGGCCGAGCCGTGGGAAGACGTCCTGGTCCAGCGTGACGAGGACAAAGTGTGGGCCATGTGCGACGACCGTCCGCGCATGGTTGTGCCCGGTTCGGTTGACGGGGTGCCGCGCGTGGCCGGGCTGGTGGCTGGGGTGGACACCCAGGACAAGAGCCTGCCCTACGCCATCGTGGCCTTCGGGTTCGGCGCTGCCGAGGAGTCGTGGAGGGTGCGCGTCGGTCTCGGCCTGACCATCGAGAACATGGAGGAGATCCTTTGGGGGCAGACGTATCTGGATAGCGACGGCAATGAATACCGGATTGAGCTGACCTTTTGGGACGCCATGGGGCACAGGACCAAGGAAATTTATCAGCTGGCGGCCAAGCATCGCGGGAAGATGCTCCCCATCCGAGGAAGGGATACGCTCAACGCGCCGCTGACGTTTTCCAACATCGAGTATTTCCCCAACACCAAGGTGAAGATCCCGGGCGGCATCACGCTGGTCAATATCGACAACAAGTTCTTCAAGGATGACCTGTCCACGGCCATGTCGGTGGAGCCGGGTGATCCGTGCGGTTTCCATCTCTACAACAAGGAGGAGATGCCGCACGACTATGCCGCGCAGATGTGCGCCGAGTTTT